CTTGGGTAAGATCCTTACATTCAATCCATCCACGATTTTTAGTAAAGAAAGGATGGTCCGGTGTACATTCAACTGAATATTGTATGCCATGTTCCTCGACTGTCATTTTAACGATAGTTGCATTTTCTTTAGTAAGTTGACCTACTAATACAGGTTTGATTTCTATTTTACCAGTTTCTTCATTAAAGGTTTTTACATTGCATGCATTTCCAGAGTTCATAGAATCTACTATATCTTTAATAGTCATAACACCATTATCCATTTGAATGTTTGTTTCGCCTATAAAACAACACGGGTTAGTTCCATAATCTTTATCATTAGATAAATAAATTCCAGGCTCACCTGATCCAGAAGCTTCAATCTTTTTCCATAAGTTCATGAAAAACTCTTCAGTAACTTTGTTTCTTAAAAGCACTGCTGAATTATTTGCTCTACCTCTTTGTGGATTGAGTTCCCACCAATTACCTGATTTACAAGCAATCATTTCATCGTCATCTGCAGAGAACAAGCTAATCAACGCTGCTCTACGAATGCCGCCGGCTAATACTGCATCTGCAATATGACACACAATATCATGAACTTCTGTAGGTGTTAGTTTATCACTGTCTTCTTTAGAATCTAAAATTCCTTGTACTTTAATAATACATTCTTTAAGAGGTTGAGGCCCTGGAGCTTTACCTCCTGAAGTTACTAACATTGCTCCTTTTTGACGAATGTCTGAAAAGTCAAAGTTAATTGTCGATCCACCTTCAAAATAAGACTTCATTAACATTTTAATTGCGTCTGCCCATCCTTCAATAGAATCTCCAATTAAGTATCTTCTATTTTTATGAGCACTAGGTTTTCTAATTTCCGGCAGCTTTTCAACATGATGTTTTTGAACTGAATAGCCTACTCCAGTGCCTCCTAGTAATAAAAACATTACTTCACCGAATGCTCTCCAATCATCAATTGGTAAATAAGCACAATTATAAATTCTATTCGGAGAAATTTCAATTGGCTTACCACCAAATTGAAGACTTCTCATTGAAGGAAGAACTTTTTTGTCATACACAAATTTATAAGTCTCTTCGATAGATTCTTGTAATTGTGGAAATTTTTTAATGTGCATTTCTTTGTTTCGAGTTACTAACTCGTGCCATGTTTCTCGTCTCTGTAATTCTGGACGAAAACGTGCATACTTCATATAGACCGTTATGTCTGATAAGATCTCGTTTGCTAATTCCATAAAATATTGTTTGTTAATGTTTCGTACCCTTGACCTGGGTTTATAAATATTGTCTAGCCCAATGAATCTCCAGCGATTTCTTTATATTTTTGAGATAAACTTTTTCGCAATAATGACTCGCCATTTTCCATATCTCTTTTAGTGTCCTTACCTTGAACTGACGTCTCTTCATATATATGAATCTGCCCATTAGACATATTCATTTTTGAAGGAAGTGTAAGTCCATCAGGGCCAAATCTGTTTTTAATAATATGGAATCGACCAGTACCTGCTATTTTATCTGTTACCTTTCTTGACAGTGAAATAACAAAATCTGCAATCATTACCTTCGCATATGATTCTGCAATTTTACCTGCTTCGATAATGTCATCTTCTAATGCAGACCTATTTGCTTGCGAAGCTGTGTATAAAGGAACTTCATATTCACCGGCAATGCCTCGTAAGTCTTCATAAATAGATTCCAACTCATGACGCATTTCTTTTCTTGCTACAGCACCTCTTAATAAATCTGCATAATCGACAATAACTAAATCTGGTTTATTACCTACTAAAATCATTTTTTCAATGTGTGCTCTAATAGTAGAACATGAAGCTGTTTTAGTTGGATAGTATTTGATAATCAATTTTCCTTTTAATTTGGAAACTGCAGATTCTATTTCGTCTTGGTTGTATTTTAAATTTTGAGCGGCAATGCCCGTTAATACGGCATCATATCTTTGACCTACATAACCTTCATTTAACTCTAAAGTATAGTGAACAACATTTAATCCATTCTTAATTGCATTAGCTCCTACATTGATCAAGCCCCACGAATTATGTGATAATATACCATTAGAATAATAGCAATGTACCTCTTCTACAGCAATATCATATAAAACTTCAGTCTTTCCATATTTAACTTCTTTTAAATAAGTTACTCCTTTTTCCGTTTCAATAATATCATGGTGAGTAATAGCATCTACATGTTTCCATCCATTTTGCGTCATAAATCGATGTTTCGGAGAACATTTAACAGTAACATTGTTACCAAAATAACAAGTCACGGATTGTTGCAATTCAGTACGAAATAATTCATTAATACGTTTAAATCCATACGGAGTTTTTACGTTAATATCGTACATTGGAAAGTGATTGGCCATTGCTTCATCGGCAATTCCTATAGCATCAAATAAGTCTTTAATTTGAACTTCTTCTATAATAGTACGTTTATAAGTCATTTAAAAATTTTTTAATTTGTTCTAATACTAATAATTTGTTAGTTTTCCAATCATGTTCCCAAATTACTAATATATTATATCCTAATATATGTAAATCATTTTGCCGATCCAAATCATTTTGACGTATTTCCTTAGCATATTTTTTAAGTGTATGATTAAAGTAATCATCTTGATAAATTAAAGGATTGCAATGCCAGTAGTCGCCATTAAATTCGATAATTAACTTTTTATATAGACTTACCTATTCCTGGTTTAGTAAAGATTCTACCTCCCATCCATATAATTCAAACCCGGCGCCTATTTGGAATTTCTCCCATGGCTTAATCCATATAACAATTTCATTACCTGAAATACCCTTAACTGGTATACCAATTTCCTCGTACTGAATTTCAATTCTTGTTTTCGGTCCTATACATTTACCAATACCTGCTGGAGCTACAAACACTACAAGCTCTCCTTTTCCAAAACCTCCATCAGCTAAATCATTTATAACTGGCCATGGAGTAGGTATAGTCGATCTAACATTATCTTTGTATCGATCAATTACTGATAAATTGTATTCATGCCCTACTTCCTTATCTGCGCCTGCTTTCATTGCCAAGTCAATTGAAGCTTTGATTGCTTCATACTCTCCTTTATTTAAAAGTTCAACAGAATCTAATATTGCTCGTTTAATACATTGGTTTTTACAAAAATTTAAAACTTCTTCTTTCACAAAGTCTAAATCAGTGGATTCTAAAAACTTATATGCATCTTTCAAAGAGTCTACAATAGATGCTTTTAATACATCTCGCTCCACTGCTTGTACTTTAATTTTAAATACATCTAACGTAGGCGATACTTTATATTCATGAAAATATGCAATGACAGTTGAAACAATCCATTGATTAGCTTCAGATTCGAAAAATTCGGGTAGAAGTATATCCGCAACTTGTTGCAAATATGCTTTATCGGTTAGTAAAGCCGAAATTGTTTTTACTTGGAACCCGTGTCCATAATTACTTAATTTGTCTGACATATGTTAAAATATAGTTGTTTCTTTTCATAGTACCAAAATTATTTTTGGGAATATGCACTTAATGAATTGAAACTGGTTGACAACCACGTATCAACATTTGGTATTGCAGTGTACAACTTATCTAACATGAACATTTTTTTAAATTGAAATGTATTTAAACTAGGAATTGGTCGTGATGCCATATCTGCTATCATCAATTTGAAATTAACAGCAATGTCTAAGTTTTCTAGTGACATCAATTGCCAAGACAATCGCATTGCGGCTTCATGTTCTAATATAGTTTTATATACTTTATGTTCATCTTTTCTGGCTGTACAATATGCTAAAACGTCTTCGAGGCTGGCAGTTTTTTCATCTAACAACAGCGGTAGCTTTGCTTGTAATGTCTTTATTCCAATACCGTTGACACCTTTAATATTGTCGGACGTGTCACCCATAAATACTTTATAATGTATGAAGTTATGAGCTGGCACTCCGAATCTGTCCAATACTTCTTTAGGAGTGTAAAATTTCTTTTCTACAGGACGCCATACTGAAGTTTTATTATCAATTAACTGAATAAAGTCTTTGTCATCTGACATTATAATAACTTCAGAATTTTTAGGACGAAATACTTCAGTTGTTAAATAAGCGATAGCATCGTCTGCTTCGATATTATCAATCGATATCAATGTTATTGGCAAACATTGTAAATATTCTGATAACTTACCCATTTGCAATCGCATTGAAGCAAGTTCAGCTTCAACAGTCTGCTCTCCAACATCTTCTCTTCTATTAAATCGAGTCGACATTGATCGACCTTCCTTATAGCCAGAGTGCATTTTCTTTCTTCGAGCTGAACCACCTTTACCATCAAATACGATAACACAGCGAGTAGGTTTGAATTGTCTAATTACTGCAGCTATAGATCGCATAAATCCTAAATAGCCTCCTACATGTTCCCCGTCATCATTGACTAATGGCACTGCGCTAAACACACGAATAAATGAGTTTAGGCCATCGACAATTAACACTTTACTGTCTTTGTCTAGGCCTAAACTCTGTTTATCATGGTCTTCGCGAATTTGTTTTAATAACTCTGCGTAACCTTTCATTTTCTTAATTTTTAAGATTCTTCAGCATCGAATTCAGTTTCAACTTTAATATCATCTACTCCGAAATCCTCACCTGCTTTGTAGTTTACAATGTATCTTTCACAGATTGTTTTGTAAACTTGTGCTTTCATTTCTGGATCATCGATTAATTTTGATTTGAAATCCTTTGATTGAAATTTAACAATTTCACCCGTATCAGTGTTAGTATATGTATACCAAGCTCCTGCCTGGGTTACTAAGTTATAATTCTTCAACATTGTTAACCAAGATCCGAAATCATCTATTCCAGAATCGAAATAAATGTCATAGTCTACAGTACGTAATGGCGGCCCCATACGATTTTTAACTACCTGAGCTCTAGTTGTAATACCAACCACTGCTTCTGGATTGTCTGCAGACTTTGCTAATTTAATTTGACCAACTGATTTCAATCTTAAACGAACTGAAGAGTGGAAAGCGATTGCTTTACCGCCCGAAGTTGTGTTATGATTTAATCTTCCATTTGCTAAATATGTATGCTCGTCTCCAACTTCTATATCAACAACTTTCATAGGAGAATTAACAATTTTAAAATCGGAATGATCTTTTAAATGTATTTCTTTTCCAAATTCTTTAATTCGATGTGCGCCAGTACCTTTCAATATTCCATCAGTATAATGTTCATCAACTGATTCTTTAATTACAAAATTTAATATAGGCTTATAAATTTCCTCTCCATCGTCATTTATTGTTAAAACTTCAATTCCTAAATCTTTCATATCAAAGATTTCTGGATTAGTAAAGTCGTTGTTTAATAAAAATCTTTCAGATAATTCTGCAAGAGTTATCTCTTCTTCAATATATTGCATAATTGTGTTTTTATTTGGTTTAAATTGTTATTAATATCTGATTCCCATAAATATATAAAATTATATCCATATTTTATGAATAATTCTTTTTTTCTTTCATCCCGATTTCTTATTTCTAATACTGGGGTTCTAAATATAGTATCAGATGATTTATATACATCAGGATTTGCGTGCCAATAATCGCCATAGCACTCGATTACTGTATTATATTCCGGCAAATAAAAATCAGGTACATATGTATATTCTTCCAAATTTACCACTGACTCGTATAGGAATGAAATATTTAACTCTTTAAGTAAATTAGCTATTAAATATTCAATAGAATTCATCTTAATGCCAAAATGTATAAATTGTTTGTTTTTTGATGAATAAATCATACGTTTAACTTTTTCTAAATCATGCAATTTGGCTTCTGCCCACATTTTCTTTGCGGCTTTTGAAATTTTTTCTTTACGTATTGGATTTTGCATACTTTCTAAAAATAGCTTCTTTTTGTTCGGATCCTGCATTGTTTTTATTCTGCTAGCTATACTTCGTTCATATTGGTTTGCTTCGAATCTACGAGACATTTCAGCCGTTACCCATTCGATATCTAACCATCGGTTTTTATTTTGTAATCCAATTTTCTTACTCCATAATTCTGTACGAATTTTATATTTTTCTTTAGTAATTTCAGAATCGACAGAATTATAGTGTTTAGTTAATGAAGCGCTTACTTTCTTTCCGATAGATTTTTTATAATCTAATAAAAATTCTCTATCCATTGGATTAAATTCTAAAATATACCATTCTATCAATTTTACTTTAGAAAATAATTTTTTACGTTCATTATAGACTCTATTTCCAATTTCATTTCCAAGATAATTGGTATAGTATTCTAATTGCGAACCTGAGTATGGAATTTTACTATTATTTCGAAGTAATGGAATAATAGTAACCTTCTTTATGTCTTTAAGTATTAGTTTTATTTTTGGTATGTCTTTATATACACTATATATTATATCAAAATATTCCAAAATTAAATTCGTGTTTATCATTTAATATAAATATATAGATGTATATAAAACATTAGGCGGTAATTACTTTACCTGACCAGGTACCTGGTACCTTATATTTACCTTTGTTGTAAATGGGTCGACACACCATTGGTCTCCAAAGGTCACTCCTAATCTTGTACGTAACTGATTTGTAAAAATTAAACAAATACGTTCTCTACCAATAAAGTTAGTAATTTTACGCATTGCCTTAGATAGAATGATCGCTTTTGAAGTCGCCCATCCATCTTTGTCGTAGTCAGCTGCCATCTCTTGTTTAGTGGATGCACCTGCTACTGAATCTACTACTATCGTAACTATTCTTGATTTAGAAGCTTTTCTGACAGATTCTACAATATTGTCCATTGCATCAAAAATATCCTCTACCGTTTCCAAAGGTACATATAACATGTCCTTTAAAT